CACTGACACGCGAAGACGTAGAGAAGTTGAGCGCACCGCTACCGCTTGAGGCGGGGCACGAGGTGCGCGTTGCAGAGACGTTTAGCCAGAACACAAAAGCGCGCTGGCTGGTGTACACGACCGAGGACCCGGTAAGGGACCGACTGACTGAGGTTGATCCTGGCTGGCAACTGCGTAACGCGCAGATTGTCATCAGCGGAGATTCGGCGACCGTCTCGCAGGAGATGGTTGTGTGCGACGCGGCCCGTACCGGCGTAGGTGGTGCGTCTGTGAAGCGCGAGGAAGACACGCTAGATCACGATGTTATCAAGGCTGCGGCTACAGACAGTATCAAGCGCGCCGCGCGCCTGTTTGGGGTGGGCGCTTACCTGCTAGATGCACCGCGCATCGTGACTGACTGGAAGCCCGGAAAACTCGACTGGCGCGAACGGCAGGAGTACGAAAAGCAAGCGTTCGCGCAGTTCGCGCGCTGGTACAAGCAGCGGTTCGGCAACGACACGCGCGCCATCGACGGCGACACGGGTGAGGTCACGCGCAGCGAGGCGCAGCCCACGACGCGCGGTGAGCGCAGCACGCACAACCCGCCGAAGCCGAGCGTGGCGGACGAACTGCCGCCCGCCGCGCAGGAGATGGTTCCCTGGACGCATGAGCCGGGGCGCATCAATAAGATGGTCGCGTGGGCGCGCGAGACGGTGTGGGAAGGCATCGAACTACCACACGCGCGCAACCGCGTAGCGAAGGCGCTGGACTGCACGAACTTCGCCAGCATCGCCGCCGAGTACAAGGGCACGCCGGATCAAGCGATGGCCGCGATCCAGGCATACGTGCCGAGCGACGAACGCGAGGGCGCGCCCGCCGAACAACCGCAACTGGTCGAGGCGCCGGTGCCAGCGGACACGCCGCAGAAGCGCCGGAAGGCGGGGTAGCGCACGCAGACGAGCGGGGCGGGCGCACGTCCGCCCCCACAGACACGGAGAGGACAATGGACATAGACTTGCTTGAGGAATTCCTGGGCGACAGCAGCGGCACGATGAAGGTGCATTATTGCGCTCCGTACTGGCGCGTGGCGCTTGTTAACGGGCATGGCGTCTGCGTGCTTGAGGGAATATCAGTGACATACGACGGCGCGGTATCTGCGTGCCTCAAAAAGCTGTCTAAACGCGCCTGCTATATGGCAGGACTGGTAAACAAGCAAGAGTACTAGCATACAGCGGAGAGCGCGCCGGGCGCACGTCCGCCCCAGAACGGAGAGGACGCGATGGACGACATGCACAGTGTGAACGTGGCGATAGACGAGGCAAAAGCGTTTGCTGAGCGACACAAGGAATTAGACGGCGCTAGCGCCACGCTGGGCGGGCTTGCGATGGGCTTTATGCGCGCTGTTCTCGAATGTCCGAATTGTCCAGGGCATTACCGGATTCCGCAGGATGACAACTGGAACACGCTGTACTGCCACAATTGCGGCGGGTGGTGGGTGCGCAAGAGCGAGGAAGACGCATGAGCTACGCGCTGCTGCTGGCCGCGCTGTTGCTGGTCGCCGCGTGGCGCGCGCGCCGGGCGCGGGTGCGCTGCGTGAGTGGGTGTAACATTTGCAAACATGTAACACTTCTTTACTTATGTTACACCCAGTCGCGGCGCATTGTAACGGCAGGAAAGCGCCCTGCTCTATCACTAACGAGAAGGGTCGTACACAACACTGAGGGAGAGGACACGATGACCACCCCGGAACAGCTAGAGACTCGTATGCTGCGCGACCGAGCGGCAGTTCGAGATGAACAACTGGCACAAGCGCAGGAAAACGCGCTGATGCTCTACCAGGCGCTTGCCAAGCACGCACCGGACGCGCTGGCAGAGATCAAGCCGCGCCTACACGCCAACATTCGAGAGCTAGACAAGGTGGTGTGCGAAGTGACGGCGGCGCGCGAGGAAGCGGCGCGGTTGCGCGATATATTGGTGGAACTCACAGACGCCACAGCCTACGGGCAGCCAGGGGGGTACATCGACGTAGCCTCTGACGGTTCGGGGTATCGTTACTGCGATTACTGTGGCGGCGCGTGGGATCGAAACGAGGCAGAGCACCATGTTTTCGACTGCCCGATTGCGCGGGCGCGCGAACTACTGCCGGGATAGGTTATGCGAATCACTCTGCCAGAAAGGGATACGATGTGCAAATGGGGCACCGACAAACTCATCCACGTCATCCGGCGCAACAACCCTGATGTGCCGGACGGCTGGCACCCGGTCTACGTGGATGCGTGTATTGCGGACTATGTGCATCGCATGAACGACCAGGGCATCATCACAACTGCGTGCTGCTGTGGTCACGGCAAGGGACCGGGCGCGGTGCTGGTGGTGGTCGAGTCGGTACCGCTGCTGAACGAACTCGGCTATGAGCATCACCCGTATGATAACCGCGAGGATGTTGTGGAGCACACCCTGCCCCCATGTGACGCGGTGCGAATGGCGATGCGCGGGGATGACAGTCCGCAACCAATTGAGCGCATCCGCAAGCTAGAGTCTATCGTCAGCGAGCTAGCCGAACAAGGACTGGAGATGACTGAGCCACTGAGCAAGGAACAGCTTGCAGCTATTCGGGCGCGTGCAGACGCCGCGACGCCGGGGCCGTGGGAATGGCATGAGGGGGATTTACTCACAGAGGATAACTTCTCGCGCCAACACAGTAGTATGTTCAGTTCGGTGCTTCACCTTACCGATGATGCCCAGGGTGTCAATGACTTGGTTAGTTGGGAGTATGTGAGAAGCGTAGAAGACGCAGAGTTCATCGCCTATGCCCGCGCTGACATCCCCGCGCTGCTAGCGCACATCGACGCGCTGGAAGCCGAGCGGGATGCGCTGCAACAAGCGGTGAATGAGGCCTGGGATATTACATCCGAGCCGATATCGTCTGAGGTCGAGATGCACCCGCGCATCACCCAAATCATGGATGCTCTGCAAGACGCGCTGTCAAAGCCCACGCTGGATAAATATAATGTCAAGCTCGACTAACACAGCGCCCCGGTGTGTGCCGGGGCGCATCACTTATGTGAATCGACCTTCGCAAAACTTACACCGGCCCGACCTGCTCCCAGCCGAACACGCCCGGCTCCCAGACGTTCTCACCGTCGAAGATGCTCTCCCACACAAAACCGTTGTGCGTGACCTTCGCGCCCTTAAGGTATCCGTACCCCGCCCCAAGCGGTTGCTCCCAGGGCTGCGGTCCGGCCTCCGGCTCGTAAAAGCGTGCCCATAGCGCCGCCACGCCCGGCAGATCGGGACGCCAGTCCGCCTGCGCAACGTGTGGTGTGATGCACCGGTAGAGATTGCCATCCGCCAGATTAAAGTACACGCCGACCGTGCGCTCTGCATCCGCCGTAACGCACTGTAGCCCGACGTGCCACTCCGGGCGCGACCGCACCCACAGCAGGCGCTCGACGGTCTGCGCCGGATCGGCGCCGACCTCGTGCTCGGCCACGTCTTGATGGTACACCTCAGCGATCGCCTCCTGGAGCGCTGCCACCTGGCCGGCGTCCAGGATCGCTGGCCGGCCCAGCGCGGCGACGCGAGCGTATCCATCGCGCACTGTCTCCAGCGTTGGCAGCTCGCCGAGGCTGTGCTGCTCCAGCGCGACCGGGAGAATCCCGCCGGATGTGACATACTCCACAAATTGATCAAACTCAGGCACTTCGGTCATGGTCGCTAATCCTCCTGCGCGCCTTCGCGATGCTCACTTTCGGCTTGACGTACCGATAATAGAACCTGTAACTGTCGCTGCGCTTAATCCATCCCCAATACGACACCACCGCGCAGGCATCCGTGTAATTGAGTGTGCCCTTTCGGGCTATCTTGGTCACACGCCGGCGGATCCGCAACGCGTTGCGCCTCCGGAGCGTCGTATGATCGCGGTAGAAGCGAAATCCCAAGAAATCGATCGCCCGCTTGTTGACAAGGAAGACCTGCCAGTTCGGCTTGAGCTGCAGATGGATACTCTGGAGGTACCCCTCGACCGCCACTCGGGTTTTGTGGAGCGCCTTCTTGTTGGGACCGAGCAGGACCAGGTCATCGACGTAGCGAATGTAGTACCTGATGCCGAGCTGCTCTTTGATATAGTGATCCAGCCCTTGCAGAAAATAGTTCGAAAACCACTGACTCGTGTAGTTCCCGATTGGTAGCCCGCACGGCACGCTGTCAATGATGGTGTCGATGAGCCATAGACAGTCCGCGTCTTTGATGTGCCGCCGAAACGTCGCCTTCAGGGTGGCAAGGTCGACAGATGGGTAAAATTTGGAGATGTCCATCTTCAAGCAGTATTTCGTGCCGCGACAGTCCGTATCAAGCCAGCGCCGCAGGGCTTTCTGGCCGTAGCTCGTCCCTCGGCCTGGCACGCTGCCACACGAGTACTCGTACATGCCACGCATGATCACTGGCTGAAGCTGAAGCATCAGGGCCCAGTGAATGACCTGGTCGGGGTAGAAGCGCGGCTTATAGATCTGGCGCTCCTTTTGTGCCGGACCATCACGAATAACCTTGATGGTATAAGGTGACGGCACATAGGTGCGCGCCAAGAGCATCTCGCGCACCGTCGCTGCATGGCGGTCGGGATCGGCAAGGACGCGCTGGACATGCTTTTTCTGCCGCTTGCCGAGCGACGCCTTCATGATCGCCTGCTTGATATTCTCCAGGTCGCAGATCCGCTCGTAAAGGTGCCCAACGCGCTTCATGACAACTTCTTATTAGCCTCAAGGTGGTTCGAGCTGTCGCCTACTAAACCCTGCTCTGTGCGGCTTCATTTTCACCAAGCGGTGAGGAGTATGGTGTGCCTTTCCGATTCATCCGCATGCTAACAAGAGGCCGGCCGCCCAGGTTCACGTTCGCGTTCGACGAGGTGTTGTTCAGGTTCCAGTACGACAGCCCCGCATTGGCGCCGTTGTTCCAGTTCCCGCCCCACTGGGCAAGCACGCACACCAAACCCCTGTATTCTTTTCACTTCATCGCGCTAAGGCTGGGGGTGATCCCCCAGACCCCCCTACAGAGCTTTTTTAAGAAGCCGGCCGCCCAGGTTCACGACCGCGTCCGACGAGGCGCGGTTCAGGACCCAGCACGACAGCCCCGCATTGGCGCCGATGTACCAGCCCCCGCCCCACCGGGCAATGCGCTGACCGCTCGCTTGATAGTAGTAGTCCTTATAAGCTGAGTTGACCGCAGACGCGTCGATCGCCACCGGGAGCTCTGCAAACGGTCGATCCGGGTCTTGCCCCATCTCCACCGCATACCCATTGGCGTCGTGGTTGGCGTAGCTAAGCTGCTCATATGGCGCCGCGAACAGGTTGCTCGCGTACTGGCTGGCGTCGCGGCACACCCACGCCTGCCAGTCGTTGATGTTGACGCCATCCACAAACTGATAGACATTGCCCCAGAGATTCTCGATGCCCCTGTACATCATCGGGTACTTGCCGTCGCTGTTGCTCACCAGGCTGCCACTGCTGGCGGCTATCCAACCCGAGAAGTCGTTGCGCCAGGCGGTGTTGTACAGGAGGTTCCCGGCGGTTATGTCAACCGGGTCGCCGTCAAACTCGATTGCCATATTGGAGCCGTCATAGGGGACGATGTCCTCGATGGTCCTGCCGTAAAAGACCTGGTTGCCGCCCTGCGTCGTCCCTACACTAATTGCCTGCCCGATGCGGTAGAGCGCGGCGGTTGCGTTGGCGACGACGATGCGGTTGGTATTGCTCTCTGTGACGGTCGCGAGTTCGGTCGCGGTGTAGCGGCCGCTGGTGTAGCCCGCCATCACGCCCTGCGAGTGGAGTGTGGCGAACTCGACGATAAAGAGCGTTTGCAGCGCGTCCACTACGTGGATATCGAGCTGCTGATACCCTGGACCATTGGCCTGTGCATAGCCTCGGAACTGGACGATGTTTTGGGATATCAGCGGGTAGACGCCCGGTTTGCTTTCCAGTTTGCTGTCGCCGCTCAGCGACGCAGGGTACTTTCCCACATCGACATAATCGAGCGCCCGATTGTTCGTAAAATCCCAAAAGCAGGCGGGCAGATACCCGGTGCTGCCCGGCCCGGTCTTGCTGATGCGCCACGTGCGCGCCGCACCGTTGGCGGTCTTCTCGATGTAAAACTTCGGAATTCTCACGAAGACATTGCCGAGCGCGTCCGTGACCTCAGTGATGTCCTTGTAGATGTCGGCGGTGTCGAAGTCGTTATCTACAGGCGTCATATCCACGCCAGCGTTGGCGACCATCCCCACCGCGTCATCGGTGCGCGTCAGCGTCGGGTCTGCGCCGCCATCCCACGACACGCCATAGACGGTGCCGCCCTCACCGAACGGGACGCTGCCCCCGATCTGCGCCCCCGGCACGCCTAACAGCGCCAATCGCATCATTCCGCGCATGTCAACACCTCGCAATCACGTATGAGATTGGTCATTCCGGATACCTTCACAGCGCGCCCGCGTGCACGCGCACCGTATCCCCGTCGTGCATCTGCGCCGCTGCCGGTACGGGCAGCCCGTGCGCGGCCAGGTGCGCCAGATACGCCGCGCGCACGTCATCGAGCGTCGCCCGCGCTTCGCCGGGCGTGTCGCCCTGCGCAAAGCAGCCCGACAGCTCAGGATGGCGCGCGATGTACACCGTGCCGCCGGTCGTTGTCTCCGCAAGCCACATTACCACTGCGTAGGTCATAGCACCCGCACCAGCTCGCGCATCGCGTCGCCAAACCAGCGCGCCCCGCTCCATGCGCTCTCGCTGCCCGAATACCACAGCGCGGCGGTGTTATACAGCCCGTCCGCATAGCGCACGAAGCACGCCGCGTCTGAGACGATGGGCGCGACATCCCCCGCCCCGCGCGCCACCTCGCCCGCCACCACGCGCGGCCAGGGCACATCCCCCGCCGCCAGCCGCAGCAGGCGCACGCGCCACACGGTCCACACCGCCGCGAGGTCGCACAACATCCCGTCGCGCTCATAACCATAGGCGTGATAGATCAGCGCGTGGTCGCCCTCGTGTAGCGCCGCCAGCGCCGGGCGCAGCGTGGGCATCCAGTCTAGTTCGGGCGTACCGACAGACAGGGCAATCGGCGCACAATGCCAGCCCCGCGCGTCACATTCCGCGCACGCCGCGAGTATCCAGCGGTTCAGGTACGCCGCAGACGGGAACGTCACTTCGTTGGTCAATTGCACCGTGACGTTCGCAGAGTCAGCGCATAGCAGCCCCACGTAGCCTTCCAGGTCGCGCACACGCGCGCGCGCGGACGCTTCCGGGGTAAGGGATAGGTCCGGGGCGTCGCCAAGCCCTAG